ATGCCGGTTGATCTCCTCCGCGATCTTCTCTGCGGGGAAATTGGAAAACAAAACGTGCCAAGCTTCATGCTTCTTCGGAGGCAGGCGCGAGATGTTGTTCTTCTCGGCCGTACCTCCGAGCGAGCGGGGCTTCCGGTGATGGCGCGTCAGGCCGCTGGTTGATCGAGGCATGGCGCGCTCCCCGTGATCGGCGCGTGGCAGTTCGGGCATGTGACGCTTTTTTGCGCGATGCCGTACTGCTTTGCTTTCCGATAAGCGCCCGTCCTGCTGATGCCCAAGAGGCGGGCGGCTCCGACGACGCTGCCGGTCTTCTCCGTCGCCTTCGTGAAGGCGATCCGTTCGAGCGCCGACAGGTTCAGGGTGTCGGGATCGGGCATGGCACACCTCATGGCGAGATGGCATGCCATTGATCCCATCGCATAGGCGCGTTCGGCAAGCCGGAGCGCGTCCAAGGTGCCTCCCCGTACGGCGCGGGAGAGCGATTTCAGCGTGTGAAGGTCGGTGTCTGGGATCATGGCGGCCCTCAGTTCACCCCGGCGAAGAACTCGCCGAGATTGGCCGTCGCCCGGAACTGGGGCAGCGGTTCGAGAACCTTGAACGCGGACGTGAAGGCGTTCTGGAGCGACCACACGTTCCGCGGCTCGAAGTCGGGATACTGCGGCTTGAAATACGCAAGATCCACGAGCTTCGCAAGGTGCTTCGGGGCTTCGAGTTTGCCGGCGATGAAAGCGTCGTAGATGATCGCCTTCGCCCGGTCGTCCGTAAGCTGATCCGCTTTCCAGCGCTCCACCTGTTCGGTGAGAGGCTTAAAATTCCGCTGGATGCGGTCGATGCCCAAGGCGATCGAGTCCATGATTAAGAGCTTCTTCGTGTGCTTGGCCTGAATGGCGAAGAACTCGCCGTTGAAGGCCATGTTGTCGCACACGAATACCCGGATGCCCGAGACCATGCCGAACCGCATGGACTTGTCGTTCGCGTTCCTGATGCCGATCGAGAACCGGAAGTCCTGCGTTGAGGTCGCGAGATCAAGCACGCCGAAGAGCTTCATGCCGTCTTCCGAGACCGCGTATTCGTCCCGGACGATGGAGAGCTGGCGCCGGGCCAATGCCTCATGGACTTCGTCCACGAGATCGGCATGTTTGATTGGTTTGAAGGTGTCCGTCGCTTCCGGCGGAAGGATGGTGACAAGTTGATCGCGCGAGAGTTTACTGGCTCCCGCATGGGCGATGAGCTGGTCCATTGAATTCTCCTTGTTGTGAAAGGGCTAGAAGGGCGCTTGTGCCGTTTAGCAGGGGAATCCTGTCGAGGAGAATTCCTTTTTCAAACGCCCAGCGCTATCAAGAAATGTCCATCGCGCGCGCCGGGTCTTCCCAGACCGAGGAACGCTTCCTGATAGCGCTGGAAGTTCAAAACATCCCAAGGACTTTCAAGTGCGGACGTAAGCGCCCTGCGCTGGATCGGTGCCGGGTCGAAAGCGGCACCTCACCAGCACGGGACGCTCGTCCCGCGTCTTATTGCTGCGCTGCCGGAGGGTTGGGCGCTTTCGCCGATGCGACGGCGGTGTTCACGTCGTTCACGTGGAACACGATAGAAACGACAGAGAGGATAGTGCCAAGGACTGCGGACACATTCTGGGGTACGACGTTCAGAATCGCGTTACCGGCAAGGACGACGCACGTCGCGATGAGCGTCCATGTGGTCTTTGAAAGTTTCATTGTTGTGAATGGAAAGGTTTCGACCTTTGACCTTAAAGCTGCCCGACCTCTTTTTGAATGAGGCCCGCAGCTTGCTCAATGTCGTTGATGATCTGCTGGATGATCGAATTCTTCTCGGGCTGCGTAAGCGTCGGATGGTTCACGACGGCCTGCACCGAAGGCGGCATCTTATAGAGCACGATCGCGTTTTTCACGAACGGAATGTAGTTCTCTTGGAAGTACCCGAACCCGCTCTCGCCCCACTCGGTGCTCCACGAGTTCGCGAACCAGATGTTCGTCTGGTCGTACCTTCCGCCGATCGCGAAGAAGTGCGCGTCGATGACTTCCTTCGGCGGCCGGATCGGGAGCACTTTGGCTGCGGCCCACGAGGTCGTTCCGTCCGGGGCGGTGTACCATTCCTCGCCGACTTGGGCTTCCACGATCACGGTCTTGTATTTCACGATCGCGGACTGTAGGCCGCTCCATGAGAGGTCGGTGAGCATGAGCGGAATCCATCCGGCCCGGGCGAGCGCGTCTTGGATCGCCTGCGGCGTGGCTTCCGAGTACGGGGTCGCGTTGCCGTCCGGATCGGTTGTCGTATTCCCGTCATCAGGAAAGAGCGTATCGAGGCACGAGCCGGCGTTCTGGGCTGCCTTCCCGATCGCGGTAATGAACGTCCCTGCCTCGTTTGGAACGCCGTCCACGGTCTTCTCATAGGCGTACGAAAAGCTTCCGGAGAGCTTTTCGTTGAGGCTCAAGAGATACGCAAGTGCAAAGGCGAGCGAGTATCCTCCGCACTCAGGAGACTGGCTCTGCATAAGGATGGGCGCCGTGAAGAATGCGGGATCTTCGTAGGTTGCCGGCGGGACAGCAGGGGCAGCCGCGGCGACAAGTTCTTCACCCGTTCTTGTGTAGGGGATCGCTCCTAATTTCTTGAAGCGGAAGGGTTCCATTGATGTTCAGTGTGAGTGATTGGCGGATTTCCGCAAGTGTGGATAATCAGTGCGGCCCGAAGATGATGGCGAGGATGCCGATCGTGATCGTGATAATCGCAAGGAACACTTTCGCGGATACGCTGAAGCCCTGACGCGTTCCCGCTTGGAATTTCTCGTCGCCGAGTATCTTCCCGAAAAGGTCGTCGTGCTTTCCCACGCGGCCGTTGAGGGTGGCGAGGTGATTGTTGACCGCCTCGAATCCTTTGATCGTGATCCCGCGAAGTTCCGCGATCTGCTGGGCGAGCTCGAAGTCGGTCTGATGTGGTAATTGCTTTGAAGATGATGTACGTCGCGGCGGCATGGAATTAGGAATTTACGGTGAATGCATAAGGAGTCGGGATGTAAATGCCCGCAACGCCGAAATGCGTCACCGAAACGTTGTATCCGCCGCCGGTATTCTTGATGTAGAGCTGGACCTCATCGCCGGCTGCGAGCGAGAGTGAGTCAGTGAATGAAACTGGGGACGTGCTGCTCGACGAGTGGGTTGTTCCCACCGCGATGCCGTTCTTGTACACGAGAAAATCACCCGTCGCCGATCCTGAAGCTACGTAACCGTCCGTGATGATGGTATAAGTCCCGGATGGAAGCGACGCGGGGCAGGTGAACTGATGAACCTGCGTGTATGTTGAGCTCGTCGTGTTTGCTGCGCCGCAGTCGACGATGAGGATATTCCCGCTTGTTGGGTCGTAGATGCCGGCGCCTAGCGTACCGCTTACGGGAATAGTCCATTGAGGGTTCGCGCCTGATCCTTGGGTTTCAAGGACGTACCCACTCGTGCCGGGCGCGAGGGTCACCCATGAGGATCCGTTGAAATAGAGAAGGTCGCCCTGAGCCGGACTGGACGGCGCAAGAATGTATTCCCCGTAAGGGTTCGAGATTGTCGGGCGCACGTCATTGTAGATGTATCCTTCGCCGCTCTGTTGATTCTCATTGTCGTAGAGCGCGGTTTCGCTGACGACGTTGTAGAGCTCGCAAATCGGGACGACGCCTGTCGGATAGGCGGGAGCGGAAGGTGACGTGGATTCCGTGCCAGTCGTCCACGCGAGCGTTCCGGACGAATTGATCGTGAGGACATCGATGCGCGGATGAGAACTGGGAGCCGTGACCGTCGGTGTCGAGCCGCCGGTAAAAAGATAGCGCGTTCCGCCTATGTAATACGTCCCGTCTTCCACATAGAGCTGCATCGTCTGTGCCGTCCATGAACCGCCCGTGACGGTGGTCGAAGCCGTAAAGCTCGTAAGGGCGCCCGAGATCCCGTTCACATTCTTGTTGAGCGAAAACGGGACGATGCTCGTGGACGAGCCCGGCAATGCGTACCCGCAATATTGGAGAAGCGTCTGGTTTCCTGCAGAGGCCGCAACTTGCGTCGCGCTCGTGAGATCGGGACGCCTTAGGAAGTTCACGAGGTTCAGCGCGGTCGCTGCGGCGGACGCGCCGATGAGGACATTGTTCGCGGTTGACCCGATTGCTGAAACGAAGGTGATCACAATCGCGGTGCCATTGATCGTAAGCGTAAGGGTATGGGTATTCGCGGGATTGGTGGGAAGTGCGATCGCGCCGAGCTGCTGATGCGCCAAAAGGAATCCGCCGCCGCGCGCGTCGTCGCGCCGGTCATTGTGATGGGAAGCCAAGATGTTCTGGTCGGTGCCGATTGGCCGGGATTTCATGTCAGTTGGAAATAGCTATATCGATTTCCAAAGTCGTATCAACGCCAGCAGACTTTGAATAGCCGGAAGCGAACAGCGCGTGGTTGAACATATTGCCGGAACCGATGCTTGAATCTCCGCCGATAAAACTTCCGCATTCGTAGTAGGTCTCGTTTGCAAGCACCGCATCAGGGAAGAAGAACTGGAGCTGCGCGGTGTTCAATCCGAAGTCGGCCGCGTAGGAGACGGCCGCGCGGTTCGTTGGGGTTGTAAGGGCGGTGTCGCCGGCCGCGGGCGTAGTGTTGCCCGTTCCGATCTCGCCCCACGCGATTCCAAGCGGGAAATTGAAGGTGCCCGTATAGCCGCTGATCAGGTACTGCACGAGGATGTCGATACCGTAGTTCGGTGAATCGACGATCAGATTCTCCTGTCTCACTTCCTCCTTCCCGTCTTCAAGGAGCTGTCGGGCAAGATCGAGCTTGCCGAGGGACTTGAGCGTTTCGTAGCAATGAATGGTCCCCGCCGGGTGTGAGCGGATGATGATGGTGCCTTTGATCTTCAGGCCGTCGGACGATTGCATGGGTGGTGCGGGTTTTAATAACTATAGGGTGCGCCGCCGATTTTTACTATGTGGAGAACTGGTTGTTGTCGATTATTCCCATAGGTTGCGGTCTGCTTGTGACAGTCGCGACAAAGTGTGATGCCGTTCTCAAGAACCAATCGGAGCCGCGGGTATTTTGCGAACGCGTAGATGTGATGTGCCTCTAAGCGCCCTCCTCGCTCACCACAGTCAAAACAACGATAATCATCTCGTTTGAAGACTGCCTCTCTCCAATCGCGATAAGCCTTCAATCGTTTGAAGCGTTTAGCGGCTTCCTCTTTGCGACCTTTAAAATCGAAATTCCGCTTTTGGGCGGCGAGTTTCTTTGCAACCACTTCTGGGCGCTTCATGGAGCTGGGAATATTCGCGAGACTTTGTTTAATGCGAGCACGGTGCTCGGGGCTTAGCTTTCTGCCCCTTAAGGGGGAAGGACCATAATTGCGATTGTTGTTCCAAATCGCAATTCCGAGCGTGCGACAAGGAATCGAACAAAATCGTTTTTGTCGAAGACGTAATGGCTTTCTGCAAATTTCGCAGGGTTTACCTTTCATGAGTGTTTTAATCGCTACGAATAGGAAGAAAAGCCATAGCGCGCTTGTGGAGAACTCGGGCCGTAGACGTAGGGTCGCGAAGCTCCGGTGGCAGTCACTGTATCCGCGAGGACGAGTGTTTCGGGCGCGTATTCGAGATTTTCCGTGATCGTGTCGTCCGAGACGTCCGTCTGGGTCTGCTCCTGCTGAAGGATCGTCGTCATGAGGTCAGTGAAGGTGACATTGTCCGACCCGATGCACTCGACCTGATATTCGAGCATTCCGTTGATATTGAGCCCGTCGTCGCCGGGAGCATAGCCCACGGCTTCGATGCGCTTGATCACGAGGTTGTAGTTCGTGATGCCCATGGCCGGGACATTGACCTTGATCGTTTGCCCGATCTGGCAGCCGGCGATGAGCGTGTTGAATTTCACATCGTAGACCGGGTGGCCGAACTGGAGGATTTGCGCCGTCGCGCGGAGCTGCGCCTCGGGAACGGACGTGATCGTGGAGTCCGTGATGACGCCCTGCCGCTCGCCGTAGAGAGCGATGCTCGCATTGTTTGAGGCGTGAGCAACGATCGGAACTTGCGCCGTGCCAAAGATCTTCACGACGCCGCCGCCTGACGGAGCGCCGGCGGTGAACTGGATGAACCGTCCGGAGTCGCTATAAAGAACCTGCACCGTGGAGGGGTCGGTCACTTGGTTCAGCACGCCGACCGTCTGCGGCGTGCCATTCAGTTCGACGACGATCGTGCTTGAGCTATATGCGTAAGCGACCGGGAAGGTGTTCGCCGTCCCGTTCGTCGGGTACACGTCGTTCGTTGTGGACGCGGTAAACATGACGGGCAAAGTGCCGCCGATCACGTACACGCTGTTCTGCATGTTCGTAATCTGGAGATCGATGTCGAGCGAGTTCCACTCGACTTCGCCGGAGGTCGCGTCCACGGTGATCGGAGCGACGCCTCCATCGCCTACCGCACCGCCGCCGTCGCCGTCGTCCACGTCGCCCAAGAAGAAATACACCGTCTTGTCGGGTCCTATGAACCAGTCCCAGCCGATGAGCTTCGCGAGCGATTGGAGCGCCTTCGACGGCTGCTGATAATTGAACTTGATGGTCTCGACGAGGAAGTTGCCGCGCTGGACGCCGTCGAGGTTAAATCCTTTGCCTGCACAAAACGTATTGATAATGTCGGCGACGATGTCGGCCGGGTCCATCCCGGCGTAGTTCTTTTTCACCAAAGTTCCGTCGAGCAAAAACCCATAATCCGTGGCTGTGATCTGCCATGTGATCATGAGCCCCGAGATGATCGGTTCCACTTCGGTACAGGTTCCGCCCCAGATGAGTCCGGTCGAATCGTAGAGCTCGATCGTGTCGCCGATCGCGGGGATAGTTTTCGCGGGATAGGTCTGGCCGACACCCTGACGGACGTTGAAGGTGAACGTTCCGGTTTCCTTCGTGAGCACGCTCACGGCGTCGATCGATTTCCAATCGACGGATTTTGAAATGTCCGTGCTGTTATCGAGGATCTTCACGGGATTCGCCATCTTACGGGGCGTAGTTCCTTACTCTGAGCTGGGTGACGATCGATTTCGCCAACAGGTCGCCGATTTGCTTGATCGCGGACTGGTCTGCCGGGAAGATGCCGCCGTTAATATTGATCACAATTTGTTGGCCCCCACCCGCGGCTCCGCCCATTTGGGAGAGCGGTACGACAGCCTCCGGACCGGCTTCACCGATCAGCGCCAAGGTCGGCTGCGTCACGAAGCCGCCATCCGCGAGCATGGGAATGTTGGGAATACTGAAGCCGAGATTGACGGCGGGCGTACCTAGCTTGGTGCCGGGGATGGCAATGGAGGGTATTGAAATGTGGAGCGCGTCGAGCGCATTGATGAAAGCGTTGATTGCACTGATGACGTAATCGACCCCGGTCTTCACTGTGTTTTGGATGGTGGTCCAAATGTTTCCGAGGAATGAGCCCATATCGGTCCATGCGGATTGCCAAATGGCGCTGACCTCATTGAGTGAGGAAGTAAAAAGGTTTTTAACCGTGTTGAAGGTGGCCGTGAAGAACGTAACGATGCCATTCCAGATTGTCGCGGTATCGGTTGCGATGAGATCCCAATTGGAAACGACAACGCCAACAATAACTGCGACAACCGCGGCTATCGCGATCGCGAGACCGCCAAATGCAGCGCCTATCGCGACGACAGCGATGCCGACGACTGCTAACACAGCCACCAAAGCGACGAAGGCCAAGGTGCCCGCGATAATCGCTTCGGTGAGTTTAGGGTGCTCTTCCGCCCATGCGGTGATGGCTTGGATGATGGGCTCTAAATCCTTGGCAAGAGCGTCGAGCGCGGGCAAGAGAATATTGCCGATGGTGGTGCCGGTTGCCACGAGTTGATTTTCAAGTTGCGTGAGCGGTCCGCCCTCGGCAGTCGCAGCCGTCTGGGCCAAGCCTCCGACTTGGGCATTGAGCGCCTGCAATATAACGGCGTCGGCCTGAGAAGTATCGCCCACCGTGGCGAGATTCTTGATCATTGTCACAGTCGCTGCGGGAATATCGACGCCCGCTTGTCGTTGGAGCTGCTGCAATCCTGCGACGGGGTCGTTGAGCGCATTCGTGAGGATCTTCATCGCGTTCGGCATATCCGCCGTGGCCGATCCGGTGAACTGCTGCATCTTCGTCGCGAGGTCTGCGGACAGGATTGTCAACTGCTCGTAGTTCGGCGCGAGATTCTGGAACCCTAAGACTACCGCTTCGGAGGAAAGTGCTTGCTGCTGGCTGAACAGTGTCGTGGACTGGATCTGCTGCGCATAATCCTGAACCTGCGAAAGGGGAACGGACGAGCCGATATTTTTGAGTTCCTGCGAGATGACCGCGGAGGTCTCGTCCCACTGCTGGGCGGACGCCACCGCGTCGCTCACGGCGCTCTCTATCGCGTAAAATGCGATGCCAGCGGCCGCGCCGACCGCCGCGAAGCCGCCGGCAGACGTAGTCGCTGTTTCTTCCGAAGACGCAGCAATTTCAGCATTGGCCTCCTCGATGACGGCGGAGGCTTCCTGAAACGAAATACCTTCGGAGATGATAAGCTCCTGAATCTCCGCAACGTCGGTCTGCATGACCTCGGCGAGAAGGTCGACGGACTGCTGTTGGGAGAGCATCGCGTTCTGAATCTCGCCGGTAACCTCATTGATCGTGAGGCCAACAGATTCGAATGAGTCGTCCGTAGCGGCGGCCGATGCCTCTGCGGCTTCGGACATCTGCGCCATGGATTCGCTCACCTCATCAAAAGAAGCTGATGCCTCATCGATGGCAGAGATTACGATTTCGAGGTCGGATTCCATGAACGATTAGGACTGGAGATACTTTTGTGCGGCATCGTAGACCGCTTTGCGTTGCTTGGCGCGATTATGTACGGCAATCCCCAACAACGCGGCGAACCCGATTGGGCCGCCTACAAATACGAGCAGAATAAGAAATGTTTCCATTGCAAATGATTGATTCTTCGACCTTGCGACGCCTTCACTAAGCCATAGCTACGAAGAAAAAGCAAGGATCACCCCTTGGCCTTTCGGTTCGTCTCCTCCGCTTCGCTTTGAAACATTCGCAAGAGATTCGTGACAAACCATTGCGGTTGGGATCGGTATTGCTGCCAATCCCAGCCCATGCGCGAACAAAGGAGGACGGCTTTAAGCTCAATCGGAAGGTAAGCACGCCCGAGAGCGAAGAAATCGTGCCAGATCAGCTCTGAGCTTGATCCTTCGCCTCCGTAAAATCCCCGTCAATGAGCTTCTTAATTTCCCTCTGAAGGAATGTGTAATCAGCGATGGGGAGTTCCCTGAGCTTTGCGGAGATGTTCTCTTTCGCGCCATCGATAGAGACGATCGCGATTTCAGAGATTTTGGTTGCGAGCGCGGTCTTCGAAAGGCCGTTTTTCTCGCTGTCTTCGTTAAGGTCGAGGAATTCGCCGGCGGTGATGTACTCCTTCAATTCAACTGCGACGCCGGAAGGCGTGGTGACTGTTTTTGTTTTGCTTTCTGACATTATGGTGAGGATTTTGGTTGATTTTCGACCTACGCGCTCGTCGCGGCGGTGTTTGTGGTCACGATATTCAACATCTCACTGTTGGCCGTAGAATACGTACCCTTCCACTTAATGGTTTGGTATACGAGATCTTTGACCTTGATCGGCCGAGAGATGTCCGTGAAGTAGACCTGATCGAGCGTGATGTTCACGGTCGGATGCGACGGTACGACGCCGATACTGACATCCGTGTTCTGCAACACGATCGAGAGCGCCTGCGGCACGTTCGGCGTGGCGAGCGCGACCGTTTTGAAGTCGGCCTCGTTCTGCCAGATGGCCTCAAGCTGCCCCGTGACCGCGAATTCCTTGTTGAGGTAGTCGATCGGGGCGATACTGCCGAGCACGTCGTCATCTTCGATATTCGCGTTGATGGAGAGCTTGGCCGATTTGAGCGCAATCGCGGTCGCGCCGGAGAGTCCGGAGACCGAGGTCGCATACTTGAACGTCATGTACTGCGGGAGGAAGCGGTTCTCCGCAGCGATTGAAGGGCTGAAGGAGGACTGGGAGGCGCCTTTTTGCGCCTTTACGGAGAGAGAAAGCTCCGCGAACTTCTTGAGCTCCACGTCGAGGTCCATCTTGTGGATGACACCCAGCGCGTGGGAATAATCGACGCCCGAAAGCGGATCGTGGATGAAGAGCGTGAGTGACTGATGCTGCGCCGATTCGGCGACCGTTGCCTTGTGGTCGTATACGGTGGTCTCACCGGAGTGCGTGCTGTCTGCGCTCGCGCCGAACATCGAATACAGAATGAGCGGCAAGCTGAGATCGGTCATCGGGACTTTCAGCGTGCCTTCCGCCCAGTTCTTCGTGCGGAACTGGCCTACGGAATCTTCGATGATGCCGAATGCCTCGTCCTGCGTGACGTTCTCGTACTTTTCATCGAGAGATGCATCACTGAAGGGAAGCCAATGGTTGGCGGACGATATAGCCGTGCCACGCGTCACTTCTTTCGCGATGCCGATACTGAACCGTCGCCCTATGCCTTTTGCTGCCATAGTTAATCGTTCTTGGTTTCTGATTCATCGACCTTTTCCTCCGGATTCACCGGCTTCCGCTTTGCGAGATAGATTGCGTGCGCGTCCTCGCGCGTCGCCGCGCGGATCGTGATCGCCTGATACCCGTTCGCTTCGGGATAGAAATAGTCGTTCTCAAGAACTGACGCAGCGCGGGAATATGACGGCTGCACGTCCTTGTTGGCCGTCTCTGAACCGTCTATTTGTTTATTGGTTTTGTTGGGAATATCCACGAATGTGGTGATGAGATTTATTGCACTGCGGCCGGTACGAGGGCCTTTGCCTTAAGCGTAACGTACGCTGTTACATATGTCACGTTGTTGCTACTCACAGGTCCGGGAGGATCAAGAATCGCGGGATTCACGCCTCCCACGGCCATTCCTTGAAGCGTCACGTCGTTATCGAACACCTGAAGAACATTGTCGATGAGACCCTCTAAATAGGTCGGATCGGTCTTCGGGAGGTTATCAGGGGTCGTGACGACCATGATGTACCACGTATATTGGCGAAGGTTAGTTGCGACATCCTCGTATTCCGACGCGGCGACGGTGGGCGGGATAACGAGCGCTGCGGGGAATTTTCCCCACGTGCGGTCGAGCGGATTGAGCTTTGTGAAATCGTCCGCTGCGACGGACCCGAGCGCCCCTGAAGCAACGAGCGACTGAAGATCATCGATTATCGCCTGCTTGAGATTTTGAGCGAAGGTTTTATCCATTGGCTTGTGCGGCGATGGCCTCGTTTACCTGATTGAGCGCTTGGACGAAAAGCGTCTCGATGTCCGGCTGCGCGGCGGCGACGATCCGCTCCATGAACGGATTTGCTTTTGTTCCGGGGTGATGAACGAGGGGACCGAAGACTTGCCCGGTAGCCGTGTTCGCAAGGACGCGTTTATTTACGGCCTTAATCTCGTGCGGACCCGTCCCAAACTCTACATACGGGGCGTAGCTCGCGCGCGGATACCAACGGGCCATGAGATTCCCCACTTCGAACGCCCAGTTCTGCACAAGGTATCCGGTCCTTACGGGAACAGTGGCCGCGGTCGTGAACTTGGCGAGGACCGCCTGAGCCGCAACCACGGCGCGCTGGATGATCGGCGTCGAAATCGCAGGATATTGTGCGAGCGCCTCTTGGAGCTGCGGAAGCTGGGGTATGGATACTTGGAAGGTTGCTCCGGGCATGGGTTTAGAAAATATTGCCGACGCGACGGTAATTGTTAATGACGTTCAAATCGAATGCGTCGAGGCTGTCCTTCCACGAACTCGTCGCGCCCTGAATCGCTTCGCTGAGTTGCCCAGCGCTCTTTTTGCGTTTGAAGATTCTGACGACGAGGTTTTCGCACAGGTTCGTGAGATCGGCGGGAAGCTGGTGCGTCGCTCCGTCGCCGGCGTTCTGCCAGTTCACGGGGTATCCAGCGACATATGTCGCGCGGATCATGTTGTTGTAAAGCCCCGGAATCGAGCCGTAGACGCGGATGATGCCCGCCCTCCCCATCTGGTCGAGCTCATATTGATCCTGAATGAAGCTCGTCCAGTTCGGCATGCTAGGGGTCCCGGAACGCCACTGGAAAGAAATGAGGCCGGAGATCTCGAACACTGCGCCGCTTTGCGTAACGCTCGCAGGTTGGCTCATCGTGAGCGCACCGTTGCTGCCGACGGTCGCGACGGTCGTCCCTTGAGGGAACAGTCCCTGAATGTTGTAGAGCGGCATTCCGGCGACGATGCCGGTGTAGGGTGCAACGGTCACGTTAGTTGATCCCTGCGTGAGATTGCCCGTGACGATCAAATAGGTGACCGGGGAGTTTCTTAACACGAGCCGCTCCTGTTTTCTTCCTTGAGCGGTGTAGACCTCGTTCGTGTACGTCTTCTGCGCGAAGTGGCCGTCATTCGGATAAGACTCAAGGCCGGTCTTGCCGCACTCACGCTCGATGAAGTCCGTGGCGCCGTTAATCATGCGCATCAAAGCCGCATCGTTGTCCGGGATGATAATGTCGAGACGATCCTTTACACGCTGAAGAACTGTAAGCGCCCAAGGATAGACTTTTTCTTGAGTACTCATGCTAGTAATTAAGAATGAAGCCAGCCGGAGCGACGATGTTATCCGGCCTGCCTAGCGTGCGAGGAATTAGGTCGTGGCAGAATACGCAAAGCGTGATGCCGTTCTCAATGACAAATCGAAGGCGTGGAAAGTGAGCCCATGGGTAAATATGATGACCATTGAATGGGCCTGATTGTGTACCGCATCCAAAACAGCGGTACCCATCGCGCGTAAAAACCGCTTTACGCCATTCACGAGCCTCAATTCCTTTACGCACGAGTCTATTGATGGTTGTCTTTCCACCTTGCCAGAGATAACTTTTCGCACCACGTTGGGCGTCACCGATTGTTCGCTTTTGTTCTGGTGAGTATGTATGCCCGAGCAATGCACAATGCCTGCTACAAAATAATTGCTCTGGATGAGCCGTCGTCTTCTGTTTCCCACATCGTTTGCAGGTAATGATTACCGGGTGTTTGGGTTTAACACCTTTCATTGCAATGCTTATCTTTTTGCGTGTCTCCTCGGTGTGAGGACGACTCTTTCCCATACCAGCGCAATGGAGGCTGCAATACCGCCCGCGAGTGTGACCGGTTGTAAATGGCTCTCGGCAGTATTGGCAGAGCTTGTGATAATTCGTCATTGATTCGAGGGATCTTCCCTCGTGTCGTGGCCCTTACCTCACCGGAAGGGCCACGGGAACGAAGGTTCGAACTAGGTGTTCGAAACGTTCGAATCGACCGGCAATTGGCCGTTGTTGCCGAGAACAATCTGGGCAAAGCCGAGGATCGCCGGGGACGTGCCGCCGGTGAACGCCGGGGTGATAACCGTCCGAAGGTACTGCTTCCGATTAAGGTTGAGGCCTTCGATGCGGGCGACATTCTCCGCCGCCGCGCTTTCGCAGTTCAGCGTGAAGCCGATCACCGTTCCGGTGTTGTCGAGCGCATTCGCATAGGTGCCGCCGCTCGTCGCGCACTCTTGGAGCGTCACCACGAGGGCCGCCGCCGAAGGAGAGCCCGACGTTACCGCGCCATAAGCGTAGATCACGGCATTGTCCGCGCCCTCGGTGTTGACGGCGCTCCCGTCAACGGCGGTTGAGCCGCTGAAGGATTGCGGTGCGAGAGACGTACCGCCGACGATCTTGGTGTCGTCGTAAGGATTGTTGCGCATTGCAATTGTGTTGTTGGCCCCTGCCTTCCCTCGACTTTAATCGGAAGGGACGAAACGCTGGCGCGCTTCGACGGGCGGTTTATTTTTCCATCCCCGCCCGGTCGCGCCGAGGAAATGGGCGCAGACCGGGAAGGGGGTTCACGAAACTACGAAGCCGCCGTGTAGATGACGGTGAACGCTTTGGGGAGCACGACCACGAATGCGTGGCGGTGCTTGTAGACGATGCCGCGCTGGTCGGCCAATGCGATCTCCTTGCCGCCGAACGTGCCTGACTCGAACTGCGCGACGCGGAGGTCGCCCTTGTCGCCGAAGGCGCACGCCTTGAGGTTGCCGAAGATGCCGAACGCGGTGTCCGCCTGAGAGCCGACGGTCGTCGCCGGGAGCCAGCGGTTCGTGAAGACCGGATAACCGGCCATCTCGCCCGCGGGCTTGATCGGGCCGCCGCCCGCTTCATCCTTCAGATTGCTGCCTGCGCCTGAAAGGAAGAGGAACGGAATGCCGGAACTCGAAGCGAGTTCTGATCGGACCGCTGCCCAGACAGTGCGGTGGAAGTACCACGCGGCGCCGTCCAAGATCGATTCCTCCAAGGTCGCGATGACGTTCGCGGCATCCGTGACCGGATTGAACTTCGCATACGTCGTGTTGCCCGAAGACAACGTGTACGTATTGACGTTCGCCGTGTTCATGATGCCGACGAAGGGACCGGTATAGGCCGTGCCTGCGACGGTGCCGCCGCCGACGAAGCCTTGCTGGTCGATCATGTTCGCGAGCGCCTCGCCTGCCATCGCCATGAGCCAGTCCGCGAGCTGCACCGAGGCATCGGCCAAAAGGTCGTTGCCGACGGTGAATGCGAGCTGCCACTTGCGGGCGATGAGGACCGCCTGACCGAACGTGAGTCCGGTGACGGTTCCCGGAAGATCGACGCCGACATACGAACCGGTAAGGAAGGAGCCGGTGTAGTTGGGGATGCCCAACTCATCGGTCTTCATCGGCCACTTCTGCGCTTGCTTCAGGATCGTACCGACCGAAGCGGCGATACGAAGGATCGCTGCCGCAACTTCCGGTTCGACCAAGTAGCCGCCGCGGTTGTCCTGTTCCTCGATGAGCGCTTCGTTGGCTTTCACCTTCAAAGCACCCTCGCGGTTGCCGCGGAAGACTGCCTGCACCTGCTTGGCGAAGGCCATCTTCTGGTCGGTCGTGAGGCCCGTGATGTCGAAGCCCTTGACGGAGCGTTCGGCCATCGCGGCTTCTACGACCTGACGTGCATTCTTGATGGAGATTTCATCCATCGCCGGGGCCAGCTTCTTCTCAAAGAAGTCGTTGAACCCCTCGGAGACGGTTTTTGAGACCACCTCTACGATTTGTTCTTTTTCCACTTGATTGGTGTGGGAATAGGTCTATCTGCCTGAGGTACGCGCCTCCCTGATCTTTTCTTTGAACTGGCGAAGAGCATCCTCCGTGGCAGATTTGACCTGCCTCGCGAGTCGCTGCCCGAGTAGATATGCATCCAATTCGGCGCTTGCTCCCGAGGTGCTCGACCTTGAGTTCAGGGCCTTCTCGTCGCCTTCGGACTCATCGTCCTTCGGCTTCGGGGAAGGTTCCTCCCCTCCGTCGCCGTCTTCGGAGCCGATAAGCTCCTTGAGGGCCGCGGTGACATCGTTGTGGTGGGAATCCATCTTTTCCAAGACGGCTTTCAATTTCTCTTTGTTCTTGGCGGAAATGGCTCGTCCGGACTTTTCGGTCGCCTCTACGACGGCCTTCTTTTCATCGTCCTCGCCTTCGCCGAACTCCGCATCGCACATGGCCTTGTGGGCTTTCTCGTGGCGGTCAAGTTCGTCGCCTACCGCTTTCGTGAACTCCTCGATGGCCTTCGTCTTCCCGTCGTCTCCGTCGGCCGCTTCGTGTGCGGACTTGAACTCATCGATCGATTTGTCGATCGCCTTCACATGCTTCAAATGCTCGGCTTTCATCTCCGACTTGAACTCATCGATAGACTTTTTCGGCGCCTGATCTTCGAGCGCATAGCTCTCGTCGATGGCCTTCATCGTGTTCTCTAGGTGTTCGTCCTGCTCGGAATCCACCGCTTTCGTGAACCCGTCGATCGACTTGAATTCATCGATGGCCTTCGCAAAGGACTTTCCGTGCCGTTCGTGCTCTGCTTTGAATTTCTTTTCGAGTTCGTTGTTCATTGATTCGGATTTGGTTGATTTCGCGGGAACGCATACGAGGTGACCGGGATTCTTGTCGTCATCTGCGAGAACTCCCGGATCGCCGCTTTCCAGCTCGCAGGAATCGCCGAGTTGCGGCGACTTCTCCTCCGCCTTCTTTTCCCACGGCGGCGTTTCACCGAACTCCTCGTAATGTTTCGCGATATGGGCTTTGACGGCAGCAAGGTCACCGGAGGGAATTGCAACTCCCCCTCGGCCACCTTGTAAGGCAGCGGCCGCTGCTTTAACGCCGTTCCACACAGCTTTCTGATCGGACGCGCGGTGATGGGGGAGCTTGTAGGAGGACTTCACGTCCGTGTTTTCGGAATCGAACCATGCGCAAATGGACTTCAGTTTCTCGATGTCGTCGCCGCACGCTTTCACCTCCGCCGGGCCGTCCCATGACGTGTCCTGATCGGCGATGCCGTGGCTCTTGAAGGGGACCGCGCCTTTCGCGTCATAGAAAAAGCCCTTCGTCACGAGGTCGCCCGTCGATACGCCGAGTTCGCTCACCTGCCGCAAGGAAAGCGCGTATCGGCCGGCGGGCACCGGGCAGAAGGAAAGCTCCAAGAGCTCGCGCGTCCCGTCGTCGTTTTGGATGTAGCCGGGAGACACGGCGCGGATGACCTTCTGCTGATAGAGCGCGCAGACCATGTCGGCCGTCGGATTCACGCCGGCGGGAGCGAATTTGCCGGTAGCGACCGCCTTGTCGCCCTGAATCTCGATGTCGGTCACGATGCCGATCGGGATCGACGAATAATCATGCGCCCAGAGGACGACGGGGTTCATCGTGTAGTACTTGAGATCCCATCGGGACTGGTCGAGCTCGTCGCCCTGACGGTCCTCGTCGGACGTGCTCATCACAACCTCAAAGCTCCGGTCGTCGCCGGAGGCTTTGGTCGCTTTCACGAAGTCTTCAACGGAAGCGGAAGCGAGAGCCGCTTTGAGTTTGTCTGCGAGGTCTTTGGGGAATGTCTTCAGCGATTCGGGCACTGAACAGGGTGGATAGGGTTAATAGGGGAGTTGGTCGAAGGAAATCCGGAATACCGTGGAGGTGGGAACTGAGAGCGACGACGGCGTGCCGTTCGAGTAGTACACCTGCGCGGTGCCGGTGACACCGTTCGTCGAGGTCAGGATGCATCCCGACACAAACACGGTCGTCGTGGCCGCATTGCCGCTGCAGATCGCGTTCACCGAGAGCCCGGCCGTCTCCGGGATGGTGATCGTGGTCGATGCCGAGGAGGTCGTCGCGCCGAAGGCGCCGAGGGTCGCGACCGAGGTCGGAGTGCCGGACGCCGTCACGTATGCCGTGAGGCCGTGATACTGATCCGTGCCGCCGATCGTGAGACCGTTGACGGCCGCCGAGGAAAGCGAGCCAATTGGAGCAACATAGCCGTTGCCAGTCAAGCCACCCGAGGCGCTCGCGGTAACGAGCGAGGACGGGGTAATCCCGCCCGCGAAGTCGCCTCCGACGAGAGGCGCGGCTCCGAGTTTATTTACCACATAGCCGCCGACAACACCCGCGAGGAGTGCCACTACGGCGACCAACCCGACGAGCTTGGTGTTGTTCATACCTTAATCGTATGAACGTCAAGCCCTTTTGGATATGTGCATAACTTTACGCAGTCGCTCGCGCTGCTTCTTCTCTTTGCAGGCAAGACAGACCGGATGCGAGACAACCCGTGAACGCCGCAACGGAGCGCCGCATTTCGTACATTTCGTATCGACGTAGTTCGTGCTGCGTTCGCCATAGGCCATTTCAGTTGTTCGTCTTGGGGAGTTTCGGTTCGACGATGATCGTGATGCCCGACCACGTGAGCACTTCGGTCGATGACCATGTGGCCGTCACCTGCGCGAGGAACGTGCCGGGGTTGGGGAAATTGCCCGAGGCCACCGTGTAGTGGCATGTTCCGGCGGGTCCACTGTCCACGGTCATAGAACCCGTGAAAAGCGCCTCGCCGCTCGGGTCTTGGGCGTCCTGCACCGTGATCGTGAGCGATGCGTCCGTAATATTCACCGCGTCGCCATTGCCGTCGAGGAGCGTAAAGGGAAGCTCGTAGCCATAGTCGTTCTGCCCGACGATCTGGGGTTGGAGGATCACAGTTCAAGCGTCTGTTGGTTTTGCGACGGGTTCGAGAGCGTGAGATTACGGAAGCGGAGCATGAGGGTGAGTACGACGTTGTAGGCGTTCGCGGCGGTTCGCATGGCGAGCCTCACGACGGGCGCGAGGAGCGTCTGCCGTTCCGATCCGTATGCGTTTGTGCCGTAGCCAGAAAATCCGTACATCGCTATTGGCAGAAAGATGGTTTTGTGGTGGTAACGACCTGAACCGCGCTTGAATTGATATAAACGTAGGCGAGCGTCGAGGTCGCGCCTTGCTCATAATATTCGGTGCATCCCGGCGTTGCACCAGATACGCCAAATCGTGTGCTCGATGCAATTTGAAGCATCGCGCTTGTCGTTGCCGTCTGGGAACCAATGTAGGTGCTGCCACCGACGTTCAGATAGTCCGACCCGGCGTTCCCGTGGCCAACAATAAGGGCTGCCACGTTTCCGTTCGGACTTGCACCCTGCCCAATCCCGGCAGCGGTATCGGTGAGGGCGCCATATTGGTTGATGCTGAACGTGTCGCCTTCGGGGTCGCTCGCATAAATCCAATTTCCGAGTTGCGGGCCTGCATTGATATAGAGAGCCGTTGTGCTGCCTATCTGATTGATGGTGAGGGTATTTGTCGTTGAGGCCGTGGTGCTTCCGACGCCCAAAATCCCGGTTATCGATTCGTTGCCAAAGCTCGCAAAGGGACCGTAATAGCCCGTCGTGGTCGAGGCGTTTCCAGAGTAGAAATTATTAACTGCCGACGCATTATAAAGGCCATCAATGGTGAGATTGCCTCCACCGCTCGCAAAGAATGGTGTATCGGTCGCATTCGCATATTTGTAAATAATGCCGCCGGTATAATGGCACACCGCGCCCGCACCGCACGAAATCACTTCATTCATCGGCGACGAGGATGTCGGTGTCACGAGTTCGAAGTTGCCGCCGATCTCATCGAAGGATGTGTGCGTGTCGGAATCGATCACCTCGTAGTCATAATTCCCATAGGTCGCATAGGTCGGTTCCTCGTGATTCACGCCCAGGAGCGTCACATTCTGGTTGAACGTACCGACGTGGAGTTGGCAGTTATCGATCGATCCGCCTTCCTACGTGAGATTCTCGATGGAGCCGTTCTTGAACCACACGCAGTTTGATGACGATGAGTTCGCGGGATCGACCGCGAAGACGCGCTGGAAATTGTCTGATTCTCCCGAATTGTTGGACTGTTCGATCT